TCATGAGTCTAGTGAACTATTTCCACCAGTTCTTTTGGGTGGTTATCCACAGGTGGGTGTGGGTTGTCCACTGGTTTTTGGGGTTTTCCACAGCCTTTTCTTTGTTTGTTACCTTATTGTTACTGTTTGCCCCTTGAAAAGGGCCTTTTATCAAGCCCCCTCTATATATAGATAAGAGATTTTCTATGGGCTGCGCCGCCAAGGCGCTTGCCCTTATGTATTGATGACGGCTTCGCCGTATTGGCTATTTCTATGTCCATTTTGGACGTCTATATATATGTGTCAGGGATGTCTGTAGAGGGACATCACTAGTGTTTTTTTGTTGGGTCGGGGCTGGGCCTTGGTGGCCCGCCCCTTATATGACTTCCCTGATATTTTTGGAAGGGTTTGTTGTGTCCCGTAATTTGAATTCGACTCGTAGGCGGGTTTCCCCTGTTGAGGCTCGCCGGGAACTTGTTGATCAGGTACGGCTGGGCCGTACTATTACTGATGCCCTGATTTTTGTTGGGCGTTCTCGTTCTTGGTATGACGGTCAGAGGCGTGTTGAGCCTGATTTCGCTGTCTTGATTGATTCGGTTCGGCTTCGTAAGACTGATCTTGTTGATGCGAATAAAGCCTCTGTTATGGGTTTTAGTGAGTTTAGTGAGAAGTATTTGAAGGCTAAGGTGTGGCCTCACATGCAGAATGTGGTTGATCTGCTTGAGGGTAGGGAGCCTGCGTGGATTGTTGATGGCATGGTTTATGAGCCGGGGTCTGCTGGTTTGTCTCGCCTTCTGGTGAATGTGCCTCCGAATCATGCGAAGTCTATGACGGTGACTATCAATTATGTGACATATCGGGTTGCTAAGGATCCGAATATTAATGTGATGATCATTTCGAAGACTCAGGAGCAGGCTAAAAAGTTTTTGTATGGTGTGAAGCAGCGGTTGACGCATCCTTCGTATGCTGACATGCAGAATGCTTTTGGCCCTGCTGATGGCTATAAGGCTACTGCTGATCAGTGGGCTGCTAACAAGATTTATTTGGGTGGTGACGCTCACACGTCTGGTGAGAAGGATCCGACGATTGAAGCGGTTGGTATGGGCGGCCAGATTTATGGGTCTCGCGCTAATCTGATTGTGTTGGATGACGTTGTGACGTTGTCTAATTCGACGGAGTGGGAGAAGCAGCAGGATTGGATCCGTCAGGAGGTCGCTTCGCGGCTCCCTCCCGGTGGCGGCCAGTTGCTGATTGTGGGTACTCGTGTGGCCCCTGTGGATTTGTATCGTGAACTTCGTAATACTGAGCATTACACGGATCGCGTGGTTCCGTGGACTTATTTGGCTATGCCTGCAGTGTTAAACTACGCTAAGGATTCGAAGGACTGGGAAACGTTGTGGCCTAAGTCGGAGCAGCCTCTTACGGAGGCTGATCAACCTGACGTTGATGGTAACTATGAGCGTTGGACTGGTTCTCGTTTGAATTCTGTTCGCAATGAGGTTGGCCCCGGTAAGTGGTCACTGGTTTACCAGAACCTTGATGTGGCAGAAGATGCCATTTTCGACCCGGTATGCGTCAGAGGCGCGATAAATGGAATGAGAAAACCGGGCGCACTGGTATCTGGTGCTACCGGTCACCCGGCTGATTCACAAAATTTCTATCGGGTGATCGGTATCGACCCAGCGATGTCTGGCGAGACGGCTACGGTTGCTTACGCGATCGACCGTCGCACACAGAAACGTTACGTCATGGACGTAAACATCATGAAGGCTCCTACACCAGCGGCGATCAGGTCGCTGATTAAGGAGTGGGCTGAGGCGTACAAGCCTCACACTGTCATTGTTGAGTCGAACGCTTTCCAGTTGTTCCTCACTAAGGATGAAGAGATCCGTAACCATCTTGCTTCTAAGGGGATCGGTTACCGCCCCCATTTTACTGGTAATAACAAGCAGGATCCTGAGTTTGGTGTGGCTTCGCTGGCCCCGTTGTTTGGGACGAAGATGAAGCGTGAGGGTCAGGAGTCTTTCAAGTTTGCTCGCGACAATCTTCTTGAACTGCCTGACTCTTCCACTAATGAGCATATTAAGAAACTTGTGGAGCAGTTGATTACTTGGCAGCCGGGTGTTCGTGGCAGCAAACTGAAAATGGATGCTGTGATGGCATTGTGGTTTTGCGAGATTGTTGCCCGTGAGACTTTAAACAATTCAACAAATTTTACTTCTTTCATGCACAGCGAGTTTACTTCTAGGCGTGATGTTGACCAGCGTTACACGATCAACCTTGATGAACTTGCTGCTTCTCAGCAATCGAATATTTATAGTTAGAGGTTCTCTTTATGGCTAATTCCTACGCTCAAAGGTTCGAGGCTCTTCGTGTGCGTAACACGGAGCGTGATCGCCGTATGCGTGAGGTTGCTTTGGTGCGTGCCGGTCATGCCGAGCAAGTGTTCCCGGGGCTGTTTCCGGAGGGTACTTGGTCGCGACCTATTGTCGCGAACCTTATCGATGTTGCTGCTAAGGATCTTTCGGAGCAGATAGGTGTCTTGCCTACTGTTACCGCTGCTGGCGATTCTGCCGTTAACGAGTCTTCTCGTTCTAAGGCTGATAAGCGCACGAAGATCGCTAACTATTACATGACTTCTAGTCATCTTGGCACTAACTTGATTCGTGGGGCTGACCAGTTCATTACTTACGGTTTCTTGCCGTTGCGTGTGGAACCGAACTTTAAAGATGGCCGACCACATATTCATGTGGAGTCGGCTGCTGGCGCGTACTTCGACATGGATCGTTTCGGTAATGTCACCGTGTACGCGACCTTGTTTCAGCGTAAGGCTGGGGATCTTGCAGCGTTGTACCCGGAGTTGGCTGATCGTATTCTTAAGAAGGGCCAGTTTGGTTCTACTGACGAGTCCAGTCAGATTGAGGTTGTTCGCTGGTATGACAAGAATGTCACCGCAATGTTTCTTCCTTCTCGTGAAGGTCTAGTTCTTTCTAAAATCCCGAACCCTCTTGGTCGAGTTCCGGTTGCTATCGCCCGGAAACCTTCCCTTGATGGTGAGTCGCGCGGCCAGTTCGATGATGTTCTTCCCGTGTATGCCGCTAAGGCCCGTCTCGCTGTCCTCACTATGGAGGCTGTGCAGAAAAGCGTTGAGGCTCCACTTGCTTTGCCTCAGGATGTTACCCGCCTAAACATTGGGCCTGACGCGATTATTCGCTCGAACTCTCCGGAGAAAATTCGCAGGGTTCCTTTGGATGTGCCTCAGTACGCTTTCGCTGAGAACAACATTCTTGGTGACGAACTTCGTTTCGGTACTCGTTTCCCCCAGTCGCGTGCTGGTCAAGCCGACGGGTCGGTTGTTACGGGTCAGGGTGTTAAGGCTCTTGAGTCTGCGTTTGATTCGCAAGTAAAAACCGCTCAAGGTATTTTGGGCGAGGCTATCGCCGAGGCTCTCAGTATTGCCTACGAAACTGACGACAAGTATTTCGCTAAAATTAAGCACGCCGTATCTGGCGGCAATGGCGGTGTCCCGTTCAAGTTCGAGTATCAGCCTTCGAAAGACATTGATGGTCATTACGGTGTCAGTGTTGAGTATGGCCTCATGGCTGGTCTTGACCCTAACCGTGCTCTCGTGTTCGCGTTGCAGGCTCGTGGTGACAAACTTTTGTCCCGTAGTTTTGTTCGCCGTAATCTTCCTATCGCTTTGAACGCTTCCGAAGAGGAAAGTGCTATCGACATGGAGGAAATGCGTGACTCTCTTAAAGCAGGTGTGGCTTCTCTTGCTGCCGCTATCCCACAGATGGCAACTCAAGGACAAGACCCGACCTCGATTATTGAAAAAATGGCGCGAGTCATCTCTGAACGTAAAAAGGGAACCCCTTTAGAAGATGCGGTTGCTAAGGCTTTCGAGCCTCCTAAGCAACCTAAGCAGCCTGATCCTGCTGCATCGATTGATCCAAACGTTCCCGATGCGCCGCCTCCACCTGCTAGTGCATCGGGAACTCTCAAAACTGAACCAGTACAAAACGAGGCGTTGCCACAAGGGCCACCCGCGATGCAACAACTACTCGCCGGTCTGACCGGTTCGGGTGAAGCAAACCTATCCGGTCGCGTTGTCCGACAAGTACCGGCGTAAATCAACTATTGAAAGGCAAGAAAATGGCATTTGGAACACAAGGAAAGAACGCTAAAGCACCAACCTCGAAAGCCCTCGAAGGCAAAGCCGCTGGCGGCGGCCGTCCGGGTAGTGGTGGAGTTGTTATCGCTAAAGCACCTAAAACTGTTGGTGGGAACAAGAAAACTTTCTAATCCCCACCTACTTTTAAGGACTTGTAATGGCTAAGAAGAAATTTACTAGCAGCACGCCCGGTACACGCTCGCGTTCTTCTGTTGATGGGAAGAGCACGCCTGAAGTTCGGGGCAAGGCTGAAGCGAAGAAGATAACCGCAGCGCAAAAAATAGCAATCCAAGAGGTCGTAGCAAGTATGACCCCTGCTCAGCATACGGCGATGCTTAAAGCGGCTGGTTTTAAAACGAGCGACGGAATCCCGGAGTATCTTAGAAAAGGCAAGTCGTCTAAGGTCAACTACGGCTCTGTGGGTCTTGGTAAAGGCGCGGGGATCACTAACGTTTCTGCCGCAAACAACCCCAAAAGACTTCTTAACCCTGCAGAGTGGGACAAGGCTCTCCACGTTACGACTGGCCTGAGTAGAAAGAACTCCGCTGCAAAGAATGCTATTGCACTGGGCATGATGGCTGTTCCTATTCCCGGCTTGAGACAGGTTGGTGCTGTCGCTAAAGGTGTCGCAAGAGCGGGTAAGGCTACTACCAATGTTGCCAAGAAGCCATTAACAAATACCATCGGTGAGGCAGTTGGTGAAGCAGGTCGTGCTGCCGCTAAAAGAGCAACACTGAAGCCTGCCGGTAGACCACCTAAGGGTATAAGCAAGAACACTGGTGGCCCTGTGCTGCCTAAAGGCCGCACACTTGGCCCTAAAAAGCCAACTGCAGCACAAAAGAAAGCGGCTGCAGAAGGCCCAAAGAAGCCTGTGGCGAGGCCTGTGGCGAAGCCTACTCCTGCGAAGAACACTCTGACTGCTGAAGAAAGAGCAACCAAGGCAAGAGGTCGTCGTAAGTCAACCACTGACGAAGAAACCATAAACCAACTTGATGCGCAGGGCGCTATTGCGCGCAGTAGCACTCCCACTAAAGATATTAAAGGCCCAGCCCCGACGGTGAAGCCCACGTCAGGCTTGAAACCTAAGCGCGA